GAGCTGGCTATCCTCCAAAAGGCCGCGACATACTTCGCGAAGCGCCTGAAATGAAGTATGTCTTTATTGAAAAACATCAGGCTGAGTTCCCGTATTAACAGAGACCGTAGCCCGACGGGGAACTCCTTCTGCGCGAGTGTGCGGGAATAATCAAAAACGATGCACACCGGGGTTACCGGGTACACATATTTCATCATGCCAGCGAGTCCGGTTCTGGCACGGAAGAAACCGGACGTTATGATTTAGTGCGGAAATATTTGTGTAGTGTTCTGAATGTTCTCAGTAAAGAGTAATGAATTATCAAAGGTATAGTAATACCTTTTGTTTTCGTGGATATTTGTAATCCATCTGAAAACCCCTGCTGTAGCAAGATTTTTCCTGTATTCGTAAAATGATAACTCTCCTGATTTGAATCCTTTTAAGGTGGCTTCTATAAGGCATTTATTTTTTGAAAATCTTACATTTACAACCTTACCCTGTCCTTTTATTAAAACCGTATTATCGTTTTCAAGAACAAGATGAATATTCTCTGTAGCTAAATAGTAAATGTAATGTGAGACATTGTGACGTTTTAGTTCAGAATAAAACCAGTGATAGTTTAAATTATTTCGCACTTTATCGAATATTTGTTTAAAAATGGCAACCTGAGCCATTGTGGTACCTTCCATGTGATATGAGGGGCGTAGTCTGCACGATTATCTAAATTGCTTCAATCTGGTCTGATCTGTTTTCTGAGCAATTCAGTAATGTCACTCTTTTCTTTGTTTGCTTCAGGAGAAACTCTTTTTTCTGAGCACAGTCTCCGGCGGCAGGCTTCAATGACCCAGGCTGAGAAATTCCCGGACCCTTTTTGATCAAGAGCGATGTTAATTTGTTCAATCATTTGGTTAGGAAAGCGGATGTTGCGGATTGTTGTTCTGCGGGTTCTGTTCTTCGTTGACATGAGGTTGTCCCGTATTTAGTGTCGCTGATTTGTATTGTCTGAAGTTGTTTTTACGTTAAGTTGATGCAGATCAATTAATATGATACCTGCGTCATAATTGATTATTTGACGTGGTTTGATGGCGTAGATGCACGTTGTGACATGCAGATGATAATTATTATCATTTTGCGGGTCCTTTCCGGCGATCCGACAGGTTACGGGGCGGCGACCTCGCGGGTTTTCGCTATTTATGAAAATTTTCCGGTTTAAGGTGTTTCCGTTCTTCTTCGTCGTAACTTAATGTATTTATTTAAAATACCCCCTGAAAAGAAAGGAAACGACAGGTGCTGAAAGCGAGCTTTTTGGCCTCTGTCGTTTCCTTTCTCTGTTTTTGTCCGTGGAATGAACAATGGAAGTCAACAAAAAGCAGCTGGCTGACATTTTCGGTGCGAGTACGGGAAAACGTAAAACCTTCGTAAACACCACGCTCGGTGAGACGTGGGAGGCGAAAATTGGCGAACGTCCGGATGCTGAAGTGATGGCAGAGCGGAAAGAGCATTATTCAGCGCCCGTTCCCGCCGTCACATGCCGGGACCATCACCGTGTATGAAGATTCCCGACCCGGTACGCTGAATGATTTTCTCGGTGCCATGACGGAGGATGAGGCCCGTCCGGAGGCTCTGCGCCGTTTTGAACTGATGGTGGAAGAGGTGGCGCGTAACGCGTCCGCGGTGGCACAGAACACGGCAGCCGCGAAGAAGTCAGCCGGCGATGCCGGCACATCTGCCCGTGAGGCGGCAACCCATGCGACTGATGCTGCAGGCTCAGCACGCGCAGCCAGCACGTCAGCCGGACAGGCCGCTTCGTCGGCTCAGTCAGCGTCTTCCAGCGCAGGAACGGCATCAACAAAGGCCACTGAAGCGGAAAAAAGTGCTGCCGCTGCAGAGTCCTCAAAAAGCGCGGCAGCTACCAGTGCCAGTGCCGCGAAAACGTCAGAAACGAATGCTGCAGCGTCACAACAATCAGCAGCCACTTCTGCATCCACCGCGACTACGAAAGCGTCAGAAGCTGCCACCTCAGCCCGGGATGCGTCGGCTTCAAAAGAGGCGGCAAAATCATCAGAAACGAACGCATCCTCGAGCGCCAGTAGCGCAGCTTCCTCGGCAACGGCGGCAGGAAATTCCGCGAAGGCGGCAAAAACGTCCGAGACGAACGCCAGGTCTTCTGAAACGGCAGCGGGACAGAGTGCCTCAGCTGCGGCAGGCTCAAAAACAGCGGCTGCATCATCTGCCAGTGCCGCATCAACAAGTGCCGGGCAGGCCTCAGCCAGTGCCACCGCTGCCGGAAAGTCGGCAGAAAGTGCCGCATCGTCTGCTTCAACAGCCACAACGAAGGCTGGCGAAGCCACTGAACAGGCCAGCGCAGCAGCGAGGTCAGCTTCCGCAGCAAAGACATCCGAAACGAACGCGAAAGCGTCGGAAACCAGCGCAGAATCCTCAAAAACGGCTGCCGCATCGTCCGCCAGTTCGGCGGCGTCATCGGCCTCATCGGCGTCTGCTTCAAAAGATGAGGCGACCAGACAAGCGTCAGCAGCGAAGGGCAGCGCCACGACGGCATCCACGAAGGCAACAGAGGCTGCTGGCAGTGCGACGGCGGCAGCACAGAGCAAGAGTACGGCAGAATCCGCAGCAACGCGCGCCGAGACAGCAGCAAAACGGGCAGAGGATATTGCATCCGCTGTGGCGCTTGAGGATGCGAGCACGACGAAAAAGGGGATAGTACAGCTCAGTAGTGCGACTAACAGCACTTCCGAGTCACTGGCGGCAACACCAAAAGCCGTTAAGGCCGCGTATGACCTGGCTAACGGGAAATACACCGCACAGGATGCAACGACAGCACAGAAAGGGATAATCCAGCTAAGCAGCGCGACCAACAGCACGTCTGAAACGCTTGCCGCGACACCAAAGGCAGTAAAAACAGCCTATGACAATGCTGAGAAACGTCTGCAGAAAGACCAGAACGGTGCGGATATACCCGATAAGGGACGCTTCCTGAACAACATTAACGCGGTCAGTAAAACAGACTTTGCTGATAAGCGTGGTATGCGTTATGTGCGGGTTAACGCTCCTGCAGGTGCAACATCTGGAAAATATTACCCTGTTGTTGTTATGCGTTCTGCTGGCTCAGTAAGCGAACTGGCATCAAGGGTCATTATCACCACGGCAACGCGAACCGCAGGCGATCCGATGAATAACTGCGAGTTTAACGGATTTGTTATGCCTGGTGGCTGGACTGACAGGGGGCGTTATGCTTATGGAATGTTCTGGCAATATCAAAACAATGAACGAGCCATCCACTCAATAATGATGAGTAATAAGGGCGATGATTTGCGCTCTGTGTTCTATGTTGATGGCGCTGCTTTCCCTGTTTTTGCGTTTATCGAAGATGGCCTGTCAATATCCGCACCTGGTGCTGATCTCGTTGTTAATGATACGACCTATAAGTTTGGGGCAACAAATCCGGCGACTGAATGTATCGCGGCGGACGTTATCCTTGATTTTAAGAGTGGGCGTGGTTTTTATGAGTCTCATTCGTTAATCGTTAACGATAACTTGTCGTGCAAAAAACTTTTTGCCACAGACGAAATTGTAGCGCGTGGTGGTAATCAGATTCGAATGATAGGTGGGGAGTATGGGGCATTATGGCGTAATGATGGCGCTAAAACTTACCTGCTGCTTACCAATCAAGGTGATGTTTATGGTGGCTGGAATACATTAAGACCGTTTGCTATTGATAACGCAACCGGCGAACTGGTTATTGGAACCAAACTGTCCGCAAGTCTGAACGGTAATGCATTAACAGCAACAAAGCTGCAAACGCCAAGACGGGTTTCTGGTGTTGAGTTTGATGGTTCCAAAGATATTACTTTAACCGCCGCGCATGTGGCTGCTTTTGCCAGAAGGGCAACGGATACATATGCCGATGCGGATGGTGGCGTTCCCTGGAATGCCGAATCAGGCGCTTATAATGTCACCCGCTCTGGCGACAGCTATATTCTGGTTAACTTCTATACCGGAGTCGGAAGTTGCCGGACCCTGCAGATGAAGGCGCATTACAGAAATGGTGGTCTGTTCTACCGTTCTTCAAGAGACGGTTATGGTTTTGAGGAAGACTGGGCAGAAGTTTATACCTCGAAAAATCTTCCACCAGAAAGCTACCCAGTCGGCGCACCAATCCCGTGGCCATCAGATACCGTTCCGTCTGGTTATGCCCTGATGCAGGGGCAGACTTTTGACAAATCTGCCTACCCGAAACTTGCAGCCGCTTATCCGTCAGGCGTGATCCCTGATATGCGTGGCTGGACGATTAAGGGCAAGCCCGCCAGTGGTCGTGCCGTATTGTCTCAGGAACAGGACGGCATAAAATCGCATACCCACAGCGCCAGCGCATCCAGTACGGATTTGGGGACGAAAACCACATCGTCGTTTGATTACGGCACTAAATCCACGAATAACACTGGTGCGCATACCCATAGTTTAAGTGGCAGCACGAATGCAGCTGGTAATCACAGCCATAGAGATGGCCGTCGATTTAACCCCAGTGTTTTTAAAGATACTTATCAATATGGTTATACAAGCTCAGGTCAAAATACCTGGGGTGTACAAGGCTCAGTAGGTATGTCTACGGGGGCGTTAGCTAATACCAGTACAGATGGTAACCATAGCCACTCACTGTCCGGCACAGCAGCATCTGCAGGTGCACACGCACATACTGTCGGTATTGGTGCACACACGCACTCCGTTGCGATTGGTTCACATGGACACACCATCACCGTTAACGCTGCTGGTAACGCGGAAAACACCGTCAAAAACATCGCATTTAACTATATTGTGAGGCTTGCATAATGGCATTCAGAATGAGTGAACAACCACGGACCATAAAAATTTATAATCTGCTGGCCGGAACTAATGAATTTATTGGTGAAGGTGACGCATATATTCCGCCTCATACAGGTCTGCCAGCAAACAGTACCGATATTGCACCGCCAGATATTCCGGCTG